TCGAATCCGCCCCACTGAAACGCATCAGCCGTGGTGCTGCCTTGGCAAATTGCCGCAGCAGAGCCGGATCCATCAAGGGGTGCCGCAAGCCAGATTACCAGGCTCATCGGGTAGGAACTGACGATCTTCGCGCCAAGCTCTAAATACTGGCTTGAGCCGTCAAATGTGATGCCGCCTGTTGCCATTATTCAGTCCTCAAGAAATACAGGCCAGCACTTGAGCTGGGCATGAACAGGAAGCCCTTTGCCGTGCCGACAGTGATGAACGTCCAGCGGTTATTGATGCCAGCGCTCACAGTTGCAGCAGGGGTGTCTGAGCCACTTCCGGCAGTGAATGTGCCCATGTCCCACGTCGTACCGCCGTTAGGCGTGACGGTGAAGATACGACCAGCCGCTGAGCCGCGCCCGTCATAGAAATAGAACTTTCCGTCCGTGGTGCAGTAGTCCATACCCGCGTATTGCGGCGTGTCGGCTTGAAACTGCGTGTATGCGCTGCTGGCGTTGAACGTGACAGTCGTTTGCACGTTGCTGACGTGCTTCAGCGCGCTGACGCCAGAGTTGAAACCCTGGCCGTCACCCCAGCAAAGACCGAACAGGTAAGAGCCGCTATAGGCCCACGGGAAGCGCACCCAATTTGACGCAAGCGTGGTCCCGGGGTCGCTCCATACGCCTGTGCTGGCCGTGAATTTGCGCGTGCTGACGTTGAGCATTGCCCATACGTCGCCGTTGCCTTCCTGAGTGCGGCCGTAGTAACCGGCTGTCATGCCGGTCCATGTGCCTGCGGCGTCCCAGGTGTTGGTCGTCGGGTTGAACCCGTCAACAACCGCTGGCGTTGTCACCCCCGGGCCATACGGCGCATAACACCCGAACAGCATGATGCGGTTTTGCGCCGCAACCCATCGCGTTTCTTGGTAGTTGTGGCGCGAGGATGGAGTGCCGTCCGCTTGATAGGCATTGTCAGTGACGGAGCCAGACCCGGTGCTTGCTTTGCGCGTCGTCCATGCAAGAGAAGACGCCATCAGGTCGCAGGACACCACACGATTGTCGAAACTGTCCAGGTGGCCACCGGCTGCGGCAATGAATATCTCGTTCGTGTCGGGCCGGTATGCCCAGCCGCTAAACGCGTTCACCGCCGACCCACCGGCGCCCGTGGCGCCCACCGCCTTAATTTGGCCCACCGCAACAGCAGATGCCCATGCCGGAGTCCCCACCGGGTCCGTGTAAGGCTTGACACCCATAACCGGGTAGCTGGCCGACCACTGCGACGTGAGCATGCTGGCCCAGTTCGTGGCGCCAATCATGCGGTTATAGGCAGCACTGGCCCCGCTCACACCATGGCGCACCGCGTAGGCAATCGCCATCTGCAATTCGCCCCATTGGCCCTTTGATGCGCTCGTGGAGTCGTATTCAGTAGCAAGCACGTTGCCGCCAGCCGTAGCCAGCGGGTTGTCTGGGCTCGTGGCAAGTGGCGTTGTCGTGCTATAGATCGCAGTCCACGACGCAGGCCACGGGCCGGTGCCTGCGGTGTAGCCGCTGGTCGATAGGCTTGTGCCCAGTTCGATGGTGTAGCGGTTCGCGTTCTCGAATGGGAATGCCCCCGACGTGCCGAGCCGCCCGATGATGCTCTGCGCCTTCCAGGTGAAGAAGTCGGCCAGCTTGGTGGTGCGTGTGCTGTCGAGAGGCAGGCCCAGGCACTTGCTGTAGCCCCATGCGGCAGTGTGGAAGTCCTGCTGCCAAATGGCGACACGGCTGATGCTTGCCGAGTAGGTTTCGCCGGGAAGGATGATGCCGAATGCGTTGTTTGTCTGCGCCACGTAGCGCCCGTGGAAGTGGTCCACGTTGCTATGTGCACGGTTCACCAGGTCGGTATAAATCTGGTCCGTGCTGGGCGTGAGCGTGAGCGCCTGAGCATGAGCGCGCCAGTCCCAGGCTGCCGCTCGGGTCTGCCATGCGTCAACTGCCGTCTGAGTCAGGCCCTGCGAGCCGTTGCGCAAGCTGCTGTTGTCGCCGTTGCCCAGGTAGTTGCAGGTGGCCGCGAACTGCGCTTCTTCAATGAAGTAGCGGAAGCCTGTGAGAAGTGCCGCCATGTAGCCCACGCTTGGGCTGTGCGCCGTGTCCCATATGGGAGGGTTACCGCCCGTGGGTGTAGGGGTGCGCGAACCCGTCGTGCTGGTGCCATTGCTGGCAAAACCAGCGCTGTCTGCAATGACGCGGTTCGGGTGGTCCTGAAACCGGAGCGGCTTGTTCGTGCCTTCGTCGCGGTAGTGGATGCCATACCGGCCAGCGCTGAAGCCGTTGCGCACTACGGCCTTGAAGGTGCTTGCGCGGTCAGCGTCGGCAGCAATCAGGTGCAGCACGTCATGCTGGGGCAGCAGGCCGATGGGCGCCTGATACCCAGTGCTGGTCATCGCGTCGGTGTCGTAGGTGAATGAACCCTGTTGCAGCGGCGCGTAGGTGCTTGGCAGTGCCGTCACCTTGGCATCACCTGCACTCAGGCTGCTGTAATAGCTCGGCACCAGCTCCGTCGATTGCAGGTATGCGCTGTCATGGATCGGCACGATGCCGGGATCAGAGCCCGCCCAATACCAGAGCGATGTGCCGTTGATGAGTGGCGTCCGTTGGTGGTGCTTCAGGTCGATTGCCACGCCGCTGCACTTCACAACGCCGTTCAGGCTGAAGGCGTAGGTGGCCGACTTGTTGGTCGGGCTGGCGACCGCGATGTATCCGTTTTCAACCCATGGCAAAACCTGAATCTCGCCGTTTGCGTAGGCGCGGACTTCCAGCCACGCCACCAAGTGCGCGTCAGATCCGACTGCTTTGCGGTAGACCCATGACGACATCACAGGACCGGTGCAGACGGTGACGAATGGAGTACCCCAGTCGCCGCTGGACCAGTTGACAGCGCCGAATGTGCCGCAGTCATGCTGCGCCGTGACGGCTGCAAGCGCGGCCGTAGTGATCGCGGCTCCGCTGGCCGCTGCGCCGGACGCCAGCGCCACGGTCTTGTCTGTGCCGCTGGTGATGGCTGCATAGCCCGCAACTATGGCCGTCTTGGCGCTGCCATCTGGCCAGGCCGTTAGCACGTTCAGTTGCAGTCCGCTCAAGGCCGCGCCAGCTGCCATGTCGCCCTGCTTGAAGGCATGCCCGATGGCGAATGGCTGAGTGCCGGTAGATCCGCCGCGCAGGACCACGCTGGTGATGGTGGATCCCGTCGCACTCGTCGTGTGCGAAGCAGGCGGCCCCGCCACAGCCACCCCCGCAATGCCGCTGGTGATGCTGACGGAGTGCGCGCCGTCAGCTGCGTACTGCACCGTGAACGTCTTGGCGGTGCCCGCCTCTCCAGAGGTCCAGGACAGTGTGCCGGGAACCACTGTTGCGCCAGCACCGCCTGAAATGGTGATGCTGCCGGCAGCCGGAGCGGTGCCGTTCAAGGCCACACTGCCGGTCGTCGGGCTGCCTGTCGTGCCCGTGCTGGGCAAGTACAGGGTGGCAGTGTTGGCTGCGCTGGATGCGCTGGCCGACACATAGGCCGTGCGCGTGCGCGTCACCGTGCCGCCAGCCCATGTCAGTGTGAGCGTGACTGTGTAGGTGCCGGCCGCGGTATAGGCGTGCGTTGGGTTTGCGCTTGTGCTGGTGCCGCCGTCGCCAAAGTTCCATGCCTGCGCGGAATAGGTGCCGGTGGACTGGTTTGTGAAGGTGGTGGTGAATGGCACCGTGCCGCTGGTGGGCACGCCAATGAACTCGGCGGTGGGCGCTGATGGCGCGCTGTTGCCACACCCAACAGCCTGTCCGCTGGCCACCTGGTATGTGACGGCGGTGGCGTGGGCAGCTGGTGTTTGGGGCATGCGTCAGGTGGTGGTTGCCCTCGCCTTGGGGTTGGCGCGTGCTGGCGGGCGTTGGTGGGCAGCATCGTCGCCATCTGTGCGCCCGGTAAGGCAAGACTCCGCGCGGATTTGGGGGAAACTGGCTGCGGCCGGGCTTTCGGCAGTGGCTTGGCTTTGCCGTTCGCTTTGCACGATTTCCAGCACGCGGCGCTTGCTGAGGCCGTGCCGCCGGGCCAGCAGCTGCGGGCTGGCACCGCGCTGAAATTCGCGCCGGATGGCCCTGTCGCGTGCGCTCAGTTGGGCTTGGCCATCTTCCCCCAGCTTGCCGATGTAGGACCGCTCACCGCCCCAGGCTGCGCGCACGATGCGCTCGGCCTCACCGCGGTGCGCCGGCAGCAGCACCCCGCCGTTCTTCTGCAGCAGCGCAATGAGGGTGTCCAGGGTTTCGATGACGACGTCTTGGGCCATGGGTTTCTTGTGGTGGGCTACCAACTGGTGGCAAAGCCTGCCCGGCCTGGCGTGCGGCGCCGGGCTTGCAGGGTGGTGGTGAGTGAATCGGACGCGGGGGCGGTGTCTTGCTTCGCGGGCGCGACAGCGGCGGGTGCAGGTGCGTCGAACAGGTCACGCGCCTGCACGCGGCTTTCCCACACAGCCCAGTCGGCTTCACGCCAGCGGTCCAGCCCGCATTTGTGGGCCAGGGCCAGGGCGTACACGGCGCAGTCCAGCGCTTCATTCCGGCGGCCAGCGGGCTTCACCCACTCCATCTTCGGGTGGCCCTTGACGTAGCGGGTGACGATGCGTTCGGCCGTGATCTGTTCGAACACTTCAGCCGCCAGGTGCTTGCTGAGGTGCACGTAGCCGGGGCCGGGCTCGGTGTTGCGCAGGCGGCCGTAGATTTCGGCCTTGGCGGTGTCTGTGCCCACGGGCCAGAGCTTCACGCCGCGCTTCATCTTCTGGCCTCGGTGGTTGATGTCCTGGTCTGTGGGCTTGCCGATGATGGCCCGGCCGCTTTGGCTGCTGCCCTTCAGGGCCAGCACGTTGGCGTGCTGGTGGTTGCGCACGTAGGCGTAGACGGCTTGGGTGTGGTGGCCGCCGGTGTCAATGCCCACGCCCAGCACCTGCACGGGCTTGCCGCTGATGTGCTGGATGGGCATGCGGCGCCACTCGGTCAGCGCGGCCCAAGGGCTGCCCTCTTCGGATTCCGGCGTGGCTGGGTCGCCGTAGAACACGGCGCGGTCGACCAGCTGGCGTTCCAGGCCGCGGCCCCATGCCCAGGCGTAGGCTTCCAGGCGGTCACCCTGCACGTCCACGCCCATGGTGATGACGTACAGGCCCCAGGTGACCACGCGCAGCGGGATGTCTGCCGCGCGGCGGCGCAGCGCGTGTTCGTCGGCCTTGTCGCCCTGCTCTTCGAAGGTCTCAGCCAGGCGGGTGTTGATGAACACGCGCAGCAGGCTGGCGTCACCAGCGCGGCGCGCGTCTTGCGCGGCCTGCCATTCGGCCACCAGGGTATGCCAGCTGAGCCAGCCCAGCGGGCTGTAAAGGCTGCTGAGCTGGAAGCCACGGACGCGGCCCGCCTGGGCGGCCGGGTTGGCGGCCACCCACACGCCGCCGGCCAGCATCTTGGGTTTGTGGTGTTCGCGGATTTCGCAGCCGCCCGCCTTGCACACGTAGCGCACGGTGTGCGGCAAGGCGCGGCCGTCTGGGTCCTTGTCCCACTTGATGCCCCATTCGTCGGCCGCACCCCACTCCAGCGGCTGCAGTTCACCGCAGTGCGGGCACGGCACGTGGTAGCGGCAGCGGTCGCTGGCCATGAAGGCGGTTTCGATGCGGCTGAAGTCCTTGGTGGTGGGCGTGCTGGTGCGCAGGTGCTTGCGGCGCGCGAAGGTGGTCTGGCGGGCGCGGGCCAGCTGCACGGGGTCGCCTTCGCCGTCCACGTCCACGGGGTAGGCGTCCTCTTCGTCGGTGAACAGGTCGCGCACGGGCATGCTGCGCAGGCCGGCGGCGCTGTTGGCACCGGCGATGGCCAGGAAGCCGCCGGCAAATTCCTTGAGCAGCGTGGTGTTGGCTTCGTCGCGACTGCGGTTTTCTCGCACCTTGCGGCGCAGCACCGGGCTTTCTTCGATCATGGGCACCAGGCGCTGGCGGCTGTAGCGCTTGGCCATGTCGATGGTGGGCTGCACGATCATCACCGGGCCCGGGTTGATGTCGGCCAGATAGCCGATCCAGTTGCTGCCGATGGTGGTTTTGCTGGTCTGCGCGCCCCACATGAGGATGACCTCTTCCACCGCGCTGTTGGCGCTGAGGCAGTCCATGGGCTCACGGGCGTAGGGCGTGCGGTCCACGCGGTAGGGGCCGGGTTCGGCGCTGTCTTTGCCGCTGAGGATGCGGTTTCGTTCGGCCCATTCGGTGACGGTGAAGGCCGGCGGCGGGGCCATGAATTCGGCCCAGATGGCAGCTTCCAGCGCTTCGGCCTGGGCCAGGTCTTCGGCAGTGAAGTCGCGGGCGCCCATCAGTGACCTGAAACGCTGGCCAGCACGCCGTGCAGTTCACGCTGCAGGGCGTCGTGGCATTTGGCCTGGTCGGACTCAGCCGCCAGCACGGCGGACAGCCGTGCTGGGATCTGCAACAGGGCTTCGCGCAGGCCGGCCAGGCGCTTGGCGTGGGCGGCGCGGATGGTGTCGGCGCGGACCAGCAGGCCCTGCAGCTCGGCCAGTTTCAGTTCGGCGGTCTGCGCTTCAGCCTTCTCGCGCCGGGCGCGGCTGGCCCAGTAGTCGCTGGGCATGTCGTCGTCTTCAGCGCCTGGCCGCGGTGCGGGCGGCGCATCGGGTGGCGGCTTGGCAGACACGCGGGCGCGGGTGTTGGCTTGCCATTGGACGTCAGCCACG